ATATGCGTGGTGAAGATAAAGCAATAGAATTAATTCTTAATAGACTGTGGGAGTTAAAAAAAGTAGGAGTTTCTATGTTTATTATCGGACACACAAAGAATCGGACAATGACTGATCAAATTAGTGGAATTGAATATGATATTTTAACAACAAATATGCCACAAAGGTATTTTAATGCATTAAAAACCAAACTTCATATACTAGGTGTAGCTTCGATAGATAGAGAGATAGCACAAATAAAAACTGGTAAAAAAGATTTTAGAGGTAAAGATGAAATTGTTGGTAAGGTAAAAGGCGAGTCTAGGATAATTACATTTAGAGATGATAATTTCAATATAGATTCAAAATCTAGATTTGCAGACATTATAAATGAAATACCATTAGATGCAGATGAATTTATCAAAGCTATTACAGACGCTATTGAAATAGAGTATAAAAAACAACCCAATGCAAAATCTATAGAAGAAACAAGAAATGAGCAAGAAATTGAAAAAAATAAAATAGTTGAGCAAGAAGCTATAAAAAAGAGAGAAGAAATCATAAAAACAAAAGAAGAACAAAAAGTCAAAGAACTAATTACTGAATTTAAATCTTTAATGACTATTATCAGAGATGATTCTGATAAGGTTAAAAAGGTTACGGTGAAATTAAAAGAATTAAAGATAGTGCCAAAAGAAATAGAAAACTGTGAAGTAGAAAAAATTGAAGAGTTGGTAGAGTTTTTAAGAGTTCTTGTGTAATTCTTAAATATAAATTTAAATAATAATGTGAAAAAGGGGGTTATATAATTAATCCCCTTTAAAATCAATTATATTAGGGTGGTAATAAATGAGTAGAATAAACACGGAAGAAAAAGAAAAATTTGACCAGTTATATCAATATATAAAAAAAGAGATATTTGGCTATGATGACAAGCAGAAACTACCTAAATATATGGTTTTACGCCTTATTGGTTTAAAAGATGGAAAATTTATAGCTAATAATAAAACAAATTCTATGGCTCAATATGATTATTTACATATCTTATATACCTTCAAGATTAATAAAATGAAAATCCAAAATATAGTTCAATCCTCTAATTTTAAAAATGAACAACATAAGTTTAATACTATAATGTTAATAATAGAAAATGAAATAAATGATGTAGTTAATAGATTGAAACAAGTCAAAAAATCAGAAGAAGAAATTAAGAGTATGTCAGTAGACAATATAATACATGAAGGTGCAAATTATAAGAATAAAAATATACATAAAAAATTTAATAAAGAATTAGAAGAATTGTGGTAGTTGGATGGTGTATAAATGGCAAAAGAAAAAAGACAAGAATTAAGTGTTTTAGAAAAAGAATTAGTTAAGGCAAGTAAGAAAGTTCAAGAGTATAAGTTAGCTTGCGAAGCTAATATAGTAGCTTCATTATATAAAAATCCAGATTTATATTTTACATATAATAAATTAAATATTAAAAGTTTTAGTAATAATGTATGGCGAGTATATTTTATTATAGGCTATGACATTATTGTTAAGGAGCAAAAAAAGGTATTAGATGATATTACTGTTGGGTTGTATCTTGAAAAACATCTTAAATTAAAGCAAAAGTATGATGAATATGGCGGTTATGACACTATTGAAAAAGCTAAAGAATATATAGAGATAGAAAATATAAGTGGTTATATTAATGAATTAAATAAGTGGAATGCAGTTTTACAACTATTAGCAAGAAGATTTCCAGTACATGATAAAATAAAAGACTTTATAGATATGAGTACAACGGAAATATATGATATGTTTGAGGCACAGTTAAATCATGTATTTGTAAATGCTGAAGGAAAAATTGAAAGTTATAATGCTTGCGAAGGAATAAATGAATTGATTGACGAGCTGGATAAAGGTTCTAATATAGGTTTACCACTTCACAATTGCAATATTTTAAATAAAGAAATATCGGGATTAAACGTAGGTAATATCTATGGCTTAGGCGGTTTGTCAGGTGCAGGAAAGTCAACTACTGCCGTTAATTGGTTATTACCTTCTGTATTAAAATACAATGAAAAAGTTGTTTTTATTATTAATGAAGAAGATGAAACTAAAATTCAACGTGAATTAATTATTTGGGTGGCTAATAATGTTTATAAGGAAAATCTGCATAAATATATCTTGAGAGATGGTAATTTTGACGAAGAGACAATGGAGATATTAAGAAAATGTGCTAATTGGCTTGAAGAAAAAAAAGAAAATAAGAATATAACCATAATACCATTAGAAAGCTATACAACGGATATGGCTATTAAAATCATAAAAAAATACTCATCTTTAGGTGGGGTTAAATATTTTTGTATTGATACACTAAAAGAAAGTGCTGATAGTAAATCAGATAAAACATGGCTTGAGATGCAAAGGGATTTAGTGAAGCTTTATGACGTTATAAAACCTACAGCCAAAAATGTTTGTTTATTAGTTACTTATCAATTAGGAAAAATAGCAACAAAACAAAGGTATTATACAAATAATGAAATTGGATTGGCGAAAAGTATTGTAGATGTTATGTCGGCAAATCTTATGATTAGACAGCCTTTTGATGATGAATATGAAGGTGGAAAATCTGAAATTAAAGGGTATAGACTTGAAGGAAAGAGAGGATTGACTAAAATCCCATTTAGATTAAGTAAGGATAAAAGGTATTTAATAGTATTTATTACTAAAAACAGATTCGGGGCAACGAATCAATTTCAAATTATTGCAGAATATGACTTATCACTTAATACATATAAAGAATTGGGCATTTGTAACATACCACAGGACTGGTAAATCAACAATATACTAACAAAATAAAAGTAGGTGATATTATAATAAAATGATGACAATACAAGAATTGAAAGAGTATATATATAAAGAGGGTAAAATTGAATTTATATTAGAAAGTATTGGTTGCCATTCAATTAAATATCATCAAAATAAAAAATACTATAGTTGTGCTAACATACCTAATCAAGACGGTGATGGTGATAATAAAACAGCTATCAATGTTTATAATGATGAAAATTTAGGATGTATCAATTACACTAGAAATATAGGCAAGCCTGCTGATTTGATAACACTAGTGGGATACAATATGAATTTATCATTTGTAGAGAGTGTTAAATATTTGCATAAATTATTAGGACTGAAATATCAATATAATAGTAGACAGAAAAGTAAAGATAAGACAGATAAAATAGACCCATTAGAGATATTTAAAAAAGTAAAAAGAAAAAGAAATAAAGTTAATATAAATGATATTGAGATTTATGACAGTTCTATTATAGAAGAATATGAACCGGTGTTACATATTGACTGGGTTAGAGAAGATGGGATAACTGAATTTACTAGAAAGAAATTTAATATTGGTTATAGTCATAAACATAAAAGAATAGTTATTCCAGTTAGATATTGGGCAGGAGAAGAAGATGATTATATAGGAATTATAGGACGTACTACTGTAAAGTCTTATGATTTATTGGATATTCCTAAATATTATCCTCTTAAAGCATATCGGAAAAGTTTAAATCTATATGGCTTACAAGAGAATTGGAAAACTATACAAGAAAAAAGATATTGTTGCGTATATGAATCTGAGAAGGTCGTACTCAAGCGTCATAGTAGATTAGATGGTACGGGGGTGGCAGTAGGTTCGCATAATTTAAGCGATGAGCAGGTGAAAATTCTCATTGGCATCAATTGTGATATTGTAATTTGTTATGATAAAGATGTTTCATTACAGCATATACGTTCTGAATGTAGTAAGTTTTATGGAATACGCAATGTTTATTATATATATGATAAATATGATTTGATGGGCAAAAAAGATAGCCCTGGCGATATGTCAAACAAAATATTTAATTATCTATTTAAACACAAAATAAAATATGATGAAAAAGAACACAGAGAATACTTAAAGGAGATAAATAATGGGAAGAAAAAGTTATGAAGAATTAGAGCAAATAAAAGAGGAATTAGGCGTTGATAGATTGTGGTCATGGAGTCGAATTAATACATATATGACCGATCCATACACATATCTTCTTAAATATATACTACACATACCAGAAGATAGAAATGATAGTATTTATTCTGTGTCGGGTTCGTGCGCCCATGAATTAATAGAGAAATTCTATCGTAATGAATTAACTAACAAACAAATGCTGGAAGAATATGAAGATAAATTATTTGAATTTAATATAATGGGGTTATTATATGATAGATTAGATAAAGATAAAAATGAAAAAATAGCAAAAAAGTATGAAGATTGTATGAAACATTTCTTCTTAAATCACAAAAGAGTTACCGATAAGCCTATTATTGAACCATTTATATTGATTAAAGTAGGAAATCAATACTTCCAAGGTTATATAGATTTTCTAAATGTCGAAAAAAGATATGCAAAGAAAAAAATAATTATTACTGATTGGAAAACATCGTCTATATATAAAGGACAAAAATTAATAGATAATTCAGGCCAACTTTTATTATATGGCGAAGGTATTCATCAAAAAAACAATATACCATACGAAGATATAATTATTAGATTTAATTTTATGAAATATGTTGATGTTACCTATACTCAAAAAAATGGTAACATAAAAGTAAGGCAAATAGAAAGAAATGCGATAGGTGAAAAACTTCAATCTAATACAAAAACATGGTTAAAGCATTTTGGTTATTCGGAAGAGGAAATAGAAAACTATTTACAGCAAATGATTAATACAAATAGTATAGAATATTTACCACAGGAAGTTCAAGATACATTTAAGATAGATGATTGTTATGTTGAAGTAGAGATTAACGAAGAAATTATTAATCAACATAAGAATAATATTATAAATATAATTAAGGAAATAATAGAAAAGGAAAATGAGTTTAAAAAAACAAAAGATAAAAACTTATTTTGGCGTGATGTTACTAAAGAAAGTAGTTATTATCATGCTAATTTGAGCGGGTATTCAGCAAATTTGCATCTACCTTATAAAAGATATTTAGAAGAACTTGAAAATAATAGTCAAGATGATTTATTAGGAATATTAGATAATAAAAAAGATAGTTTAGATTTAGATTGGCTTGATGAAATTTTATGATTCGGAGGAAATAATGGACAGTAATTACATAGTTTTTCATTGTCATACAATGTTAAGTAATCCAACAACAACTATGGATAGTGTAAATAGTTTTCAAGATTATGCAAATAAAGCTAAAGAATTAAATATGAAAGCTATATGTTATTCTGAACATGGCAATGTATATGAGTGGTTACATAAAAAAGAATATGTTGAAAAGTTAGGCATGAAATATATTCACGGAATAGAAGCATATATTACGGAAGACATTAATAATAAACAAAGAGATAATTACCATTGTATTCTTATTGCTAGAAATTATACTGGTTTTCTTGAATTGAATGAATTAATTAGTAAATCATTTAATAGATCAGAAGTTAAAGTGTTAGATGAAATTGAAAGATTTTATTATCAACCAAGAATCACATATCAAGAATTAAAAAATACTAGTGATAATATTATTATTTCTACTGCTTGTTTAGGTGGAATATTAGGCAATGGTTCAAATGAATTAAAAAAAGATTTTGTTAATTTTTTAAGTTTGAATAAACATAGGTGTTTTTTAGAAATTCAGCATCATAATGTATTTCAACAATCTGATTATAATAAAATATTAATTCAAATATCTAACAAGTTTAGCATTCCATTAATAGCAGGGACAGACACTCATTATTTAAATGAATTATATGCAGAAGGAAGAAAAATTCTTCAAGCATCAAAAAACACATATTTTGATAATGAAGAAGGTTGGGATTTATCGTTTAAATCATATGATGAATTAATTGAGGCATATAAAAAACAAAATGCAATAGATGAAAAATATTATATGCAAGCAATTGAAAATACTAATCTATTATTTGATATGGTAGAAGATTTTACTCTTGATAAAAGTCATAAATATCCTAAACTTTACCAGAATAATAATAAAGTTCTATTAGATAAAATAAAACAACATATTAAGCAATCTGGAATAAAAATTAATAAAGACATTAAAGAGAGAATTAAATACGAGTTCCAAACTTATATTAAAAATGGGGCAGTAGATTATTTATTATTAGAAGATGATATAAAATCTTGGTGCAGGGATAATGGTATTGAGTATGGCTATTCAAGAGGTTCTGTTTCAGGGTCATATATAGCATACCTTTTAAATATTACTTACATGGATAGTATTAAACATAATTTGAGTTTTGAAAGATTTATGAATCCAGAAAGAATATCGTTAAGTGATATAGATACAGATTATCCTCCTTCTCAACGTGGTTTAGTAAAAGAGTATATCTATAATAAAGAAGGATTATATTGTGCAGATATTATTACTTTTAATACTATAGCTGATAAGGGTGCTATTAGAGATGTTGGCAGAGGATTAAAAATGGATTTAGAAGAAGTTAATATAATCTGCGAAAGATTTGATAATGGACAAGAAAATAGTTTAAGAAATGAATATCCTGAATTATTTAAATATGTTGATTTATTAAAGGGTGTAGTAACGTCAGTTTCATTTCATCCATGTTTTGATGGTGATGAATTAGTAATGACATATGAAGGATATAAGAAAATAAAAGATATTAAATTAAACGATTATGTATTAACACATAAAAACAAATTTAATAAAGTAACTAATATTATGAAAAATTATAGCAATGATTTATATAATATATTAACGATGGGAAATTTACCAATAAAAACAACCGGAAATCATCTCTTTTATATTAGAGAGATGACAAAGCAAAAATATTATAGTAAAAATGGGAACAAAAGTAATTATAAAATTTATTCAGAACCAAAATGGAAATCTGTAGAAAAATTACAACCATATAAAGATTGGATAGGAATCGCAATTAATCAAGAAAATATAATACCAAAAAACGACCTAAAATTACCTTATGATAAAGAAAGTTTTTGGTGGATTATAGGAAGATATATAGGAGATGGTTGGTATGAAAATGTAAAAAATAGAAATGAAAAAAGATTAATAATATGTTGTAATAAAAATAATAATGAATTAAATACTATATTAAATAAAATTGAAAGACATTTTGATTATAGAATTGTAGAAGAAAAAACAGTTTATAAAATATTTATTAAAAATAATGATATGTTTGAATTCGTTAAACAATTTGGTAAATATGCACATAATAAATTTTTAACTAACAATATATTTAATTTGCCTATCAATTTATTAGAATCATTTTTGCAAGGTTATTTTAGTGCAGATGGATATTTTGATGAAAAAACAAAGGTTCAAAATTTTAATACCACAAGTAAAAAATTAGCTTTAGGTTTAATATCATGCATAAATAAAGTATATAAAAGACATTGCAGTATGGTAATAACGCCACCTAAAATAGAATATATAGAAGGGAGAAAAGTTAATTCAAAAATAAAATATAAAATTTCTTTTACTTACGATAAAAGAAAAAAAGAAAGGGCATTTTATGAAGGCGGATATATTTGGGTGCCTTTAAAAAGTAAAAATAAAATAAATACTGAATTAGAAGTTTATAATTTAACTGTAGATAATGATAATTCTTATACAATTAATAATTTAATTGTACATAATTGTGGTACATTAGTTTCCCCATTCCCAATTGAAGGTGTAATTGGTACTTTTTCAACAACTACTAACAAATATCCAATTACCCAATTAAATATGAAAGAATTAGATAGTTTGAATTTTGTTAAACTTGATTTGTTGGGTTTAGATAGTATTGAATTAATAAATGAAACGTGTAAATTAGCAAATATAGAAAGATTAACTCCAGATAATATTAATGATACTGATCAAAAAGTATGGGATAGCATTCATAATAGTGGATTATTAATTTTCCAATGGGAAGGAGATTATGCCCATTCATACTATAAACAATTATTTAGTAAAGAAACAATTGATAAAATAAAAAAGAGAAATTCTAATTTTAAATATATTGATTTATTTTCCGTTGGCAATGGTGCTATTAGACCAGCAGGAGAGAGTTATAGAAATGCGTTAGCAAATGGAGAATTTAATGATAATGGTCATGAAGCATTAAATGATTTATTAAAATCTACAAATGGTTTCTTAGTCTTCCAAGAGCAAATTATTGAATTTCTAAATAAATTTTGTGGTTTTTCAATGGGAGAAGCGGATTTAGTCAGGCGTGGCTTTGCCAAAAAGACAGGTACGGAGCAATATATACCTAAAATTAAAGATGGATTTATTAAAACAATGCAAGAAAATTATAATACTTCTAAAGAAGAAGCAGAAGAAATTATTATAAGTTTTTTAGAAGTTATTAATGATGCTAGTGATTATCTTTTTTCTGTTAACCATGCCCAAGCTTATAGTTATATTGGTTATATTTGTGCATATCTTAGATATTATTATCCATTAGAATTTTTAACTGTTGGGTTAAATATTAATAAAGATAATATGGATAAAACAATTAAAATAATTGAATATATAAATTTGTTTACTGATATAAAAATTAAACCTATTGAATTTGGTAAATCTCAAGATTTATATTCTTTTGATAAAAAAGAAAATATTATTTATAAGGGAATTTCTTCAATTAAATTCCTTAATTCTCAAGTGGCGCAAGAATTATATCAATTGTCTCAAGAAAATCAATATACAAATTTTATTGATTTAATAAAAGATATCAAAGAAAAAACATCTACTAACTCCCGTCAATTAAAAATACTTACTGGATTAAACTTTTTTAGTGAATTCGGTAAGAATAAAAAACTATTATCTATATTGGAATTATATGAAACCATAGGTGATGCAAAGCAGATAAAAAAAGACAAGGCAATTGAATTAGATTTAAATGTACCAATTCTTATGAAATATACCAAAAAGGAAACAGATAAATTATATAAAGATATAGATATTACTTCTTATATTAAAGAAGTATCAGAATTAATAGAAAATAAACCTTTATCAGTCAAAGAGCAAGTTAAGTTTGAAATGGAATTTTTAGAATATACTACGGTTATGTATCCAAAAGCAGATAAAAGTTTATATATTATCACCGATTATAAAACGTATAAAGACAAAAGTAAGCCCTATGTAACCCTGAGAAATCTAAAAACTGGCGAAGACTTAAAAACCAAAGTAAAAAATGGCAAGACTTTTTCCGAAAATCCGTTTAAATTATTTGACGTATTGCAAGTATTAAATTTTAAGACTCAAAAGAAGATGAAAAATATTGGTGGCAAATGGGAAAGAACTGACGAAGATGAATTAATTTTAGACCAATGGAATGTTTATTAAGGAGATTATAAGTGGATAAAATTATTAAAGAATTTACCTGTGTACCCTTTCTATGTACATATAATACTGAAAACTATAAAATTTATGCCGTAAATATAGACGAAGATAAGCATCAAGACTTAAAGAAAAACAAATATGGCAATTATTCTATTTTAGGAAATATTCATGAGTTAGCAATAGGCGTTTCTTATCAAGTAAAAGCAGAAGAACAACATTCAAATACTGGATATGGATATCAATATAAAGTACTTAGTATTAAACGGGATAGACCTACTAATGAAATTGCTACTCAGATGTTTCTATCTGAAATTTTAACATCAGACCAAGTTAAAACTATTATGGAAAATTATCCCGATATAATTGACAGGGTAATTAATGGTAAAATTCAAGATATTGATTTAAGTAAATTATATAATATTGGGCAGTATAGACTCAATGTTATAAAACGGAAAATAGAAGAAAATTTTGTATTTGCTGAATTAATTGAAATGTTCCAAGGTTTAATTGATGTGAATACTATCAAAAAATTATATGATAAATATCCTTCTGCTTTAAGAATCAAACAGCAAATACAAAATGAACCCTATAAGTGCCTATGTTCACTATCTAAGATTGGATTCAAAACAGCAGATAGTATTATTATCGAATTAGATAAGGAATCAAAAAAACAAAAAGAAACAGGTAAAAATCCTTCAATATATTTTGATTTTGAAATTAAAACTTCCGTTCAAAGAGCAATTGCTTGTATTGAATATTTATTAGAGCAAAATGAGAACGATGGTCATACCAGAATAGCAATTACTGAATTAAAAAAGTCATTTGATAAATTAACTCCAGAATGTAATGATAAATTTATTGAAGCTATTAAAAATACAAATGATTTTTATGTAGACAAAAAAAGTAAAACTCTATCATTTTTAGAAACATATAATACTGAATTATATATAGCAGAAAGGCTTATTGAAGGATTAAAAATTGAAAATAAATGGGATAAAATAGATATTGAAGAATTTAGAAAAATTGGTCAAGATGAATTAACTAATGAACAATTTAGTGCTATTAAGATGTTTTATGAAAATAATATTAGTATGTTAATAGGAGGAGGTGGGGTCGGGAAATCATTTACAACACAAGCAATGTTATCTTTAATGAAGAAATTGGGAAAATCATTTGCTTTATTTGCCCCTACTGGTAGAGCATCTAAAGTATTATCAGGTTACACAAAAGAAAATGCTTCAACTATACATAGAGGTTTAATGTTTAATCCTTCTGCCGATCCACAATGGGGTTATAATGAACATAATAAATTACCATATGATGTTGTTATTGTTGATGAAATGTCAATGACAGATATTTTTCTGATGAAAAGAATGATTGAAGCAATAGATTTTTCAAAAACTAAGTTACTATTCATAGGTGACGATTTCCAAATACCTTCTGTTGGAGCAGGAAATGTATTATATGATTTAATTAATTCAAACGTTATCCCAATCACTTCTTTAACTAAAGTATTTAGGTTTGGTATTGGTGGAATATCAACTATATCAACAAAAACAAGATATGGTGAGCAATGGATAGAAAATAAAACTAAAATTAATATCTTTGGTGAAGATAAAGGATATATTTATATGCCAATGTCACAAAACCAGATTATACTTACTGTTAAAAATTTATATACTAAGTTAATGAATAATAATATATCTCCAGAGGATATTTTAATTTTATCATCATATAATATAGGTGATTATGGTACTGAAAAAATAAATGAAATGATTCAACAAATAGCAAACAAGAATTATGATTCTGATCTAAAATTTAAATGTGGAAATACTACATATTATTTGGATGATATAGTAATTCAAACAAAAAATAATTATAAAGCAATTGTTTATAATCCAGAAGATTTTAATCCGTTTGATGATGAAATGGCAATGCAAACTTTTATTAGCAATGGCGATATTGGAAAAGTAATTTTAATTGACAGTGAATATATGGTAATACAATTTGATAATGAAAAAATTGTATATGATAGAGAAACAGCTTTAAATTTAAAATTAGCATATAGTATTTCTATGCATAAGAGCCAAGGAGGATCGGCTAAAAATATTATTATGATTACTCCTAAAGCACATACATATATGTTAAATGCTAATTTAATTTATGTTGGTCAAACTAGGGCAGAACAAAGATGTTATCATTTGGGTGAAGTAGAAACTATAAATAAAGCAATGAAAAAGAAAGCAAATTTGAATAGAAATACACATTTAAAAGATATGCTAATTAAACTAGAAAAATAAATATATTGACAAATACTAAAGTAAATATTATACTAATATTAATACAAAAAGTAAATTTAGGAATCTCAATATTATGGGATTTTTAAATCCAAAAATCATGACCAAACCAAACTTTGGATTAAACAGGAGTTAAACATGAATATCACAGATGAAATAAAAGAATTTTGGTCACACTGGGTTGAAATATCCGAAAAAGAATATATTCAAAACAAAAAGGATAAAGAAAACTATACATATATCGTAGACCAGGATACAAATAAAATAAGTAAATATCTAAAACGTGATGGAGAAATTAAGCAAATGATTTATTATGCAGGAATAGGTTCAAGAGAAACCCCTACGGAAATATTAAACCTATTTGAAAGTATTGGATATTATCTTGCTCAAAATAATTTCATCCTACGTTCAGGTCATGCTAAAGGAGCAGATCAAGCATTTGAACGTGGATGTGATAAAGCAAATGGAAAAAAAGAAATATATTTACCTTGGAAAGGTTTTGAAGATTCTAATTCAAATTTAATAGTTCAACAAGGAAAAGCATATGAAATTGCAGAGAAGTTTCATCCTTATTGGCATAATTTAAGCGAAGGAGCAAAGAAACTACAAGCTAGAAATAGTCATCAGATACTAGGTAAAGACCTGAATACGCCTTGTCAATTTGTAGTTTGCTGGACTAAAAGTGGTAAGGGTAAAGGTGGAACTGGACAGGCAATTAGAATTGCAAAACATTATGAGATACCTATTTTTGATGCTGGAAGATATGAAGATATTAAAAAAATTAAATTGGATTTATATAAATACCTAAAGGAGAATTATATTAATGCGTCCAACTAAAACACAATATTACTTAGAAATTGCGAAAGCAGTTGCTTTGCGTGGCACTTGTTTAAGAAGAAATTATGGTGCGGTAATTGTTAAAAATGATGTTATTGTTGGCACAGGTTATACAGGATCACCAAGAGGGGCATTGAATTGTTGTGATACTGGCAAATGTGTTAGGCAAGAATTAAATATTCCAAGTGGTGAAAGATATGAACTTTGCCACAGTGTTCACGCAGAGCAAAATGCCATAATCAATGCAGGTAGAGATAAGTGTATTGATGCAACAATGTATTTGATAGGTATAAATGCAAGTATTACTGCTAATGAAAGATTAATATCAAATCCAAAACCCTGTGATATGTGTCGTAGATTGATTATTAATGCAGGAATTAAAGAAGTAATTACTCCAAGTGGACTTATTATATATTAATAAAATAAATATAAAAGATGATTGGAGGGTGAATTATTGGATGAATTCAAAGATATATTAAAAACTAGCAATACATATCTAAACATATATATGAAATTTTACATTGTATGGCAGTTAATATTAATTGGGATGTTTATAGGTGTTATAATTTGTTTAGGGAAATTAATGTTTGAAACTGATAAACTAATACATATTTTTGGATTGTGATAAAACAATAAAATAAAACTTTAATTTATACAAATAAGAAGGATATAATATGAAAACATATTATCGTAATTTTGAATTAGAAGCACATAGAGAAAAGTGTATGGCGGGTTATTCCTTATTGTATTTTACAATATATGATCAATATGGTCTTGAATGGAATTGTGGCTTTCAAGATTCTAGTGAACATGTAAGAGAAATAATCAAAGACTTTAAACAATGGGTGGATGAATTCTATGAAAACATCGATAATAAAATTTGCTCTGATTGTTATGAAGAACTAGATGAAAACCTATATTGTAAATATTGCGATATAGATTATAAAAAATACATAAAGTAAAAAATAATAATCAAAGAAAAAAGGAATAATATGTATAAGAATACTCGTACTGCTGAAATATTAGTTGA